AGGGGTTTTTTGCGAAATGAGGGGTTTTTTGCGAAATGAGGGATTTTTAAAAACAAAAAAAACGAAAAACAAAAACAGACTTTTCCATATCTAGGATAAAAACGAGACAATTGTCTTCCTAATTAAGACACAATTAGGAACATAAAAGTAAAAATTGTTATTTGTGTCCTAATTAGAAACATATTGGTTCTAATTAGGTATTAATTGTGTGATTTATAAACTTAATTACCACACAATTAGGTTTATAAAATATTTATCTGGTTTTTTTGTAAAAACGGTATGTAAAAAAACATTATGGTGGCTCGCAACGAGGCGCTTGCGCCGAGACAAGCCTCGCTAATTTGCTTCTTTTTTCATTTTGTTAGTTTGAGTCTTCCATTTTTTATAAACCCATTTTTTATTTTATTTTTACCCTTTTGAAAAAGACACAAACTAACAAAATTCAATATTAATTTTTTATTGCGAAATGTCTCTTTTTATTTTTGTTAGTTTGGATTTTAATATTTATTAATAAAAAAAGAAAAGGCACACACACCAACTATCTTTGCATCTAATATGTGTTTTGTAAGCAGACGGTCGCAACGAGGCGCTTGCGCCGAGACAAGCCTCGCTAATTTGATTCTTTTTATTTTTGTTAGTTTGAATAAAAAATAAAAAAAATGATTTTAAAAAATCCAAGTATTATTAATAATAATATGTCTTCTGATGATGATAGTAAACAAACATTTGTGTTTCAAACAATGCTAACGTGCATTGGAAATAAACGCAAGTTAGTAAATAACATAAAAACCATTATTGATGAAATCCGAACAATTCTGTCAAAGAATAAATTAAATATAGTGGATGGATTTGCGGGTTCGTCGGTAGTGTCCAGAGAACTGTCATATGTTGCAAATGATTTATATACAAATGACTTGGAGTTGTATTCATATTTAATGGCATCGTGTTATTTGGTAAATCCTTCGGATACACAAAAAGAAAGAATTATTAAACACATTGACGATATGAACACCCTTGCTAAAAACGGACCTTTTGTTGAAGGTGTTATATGTCGACTATATGCTCCTATTAATACGGATGATATAAAACTAAATGAACGGTGTTTTTACACCCGTGAAAATGCTCTTATAATTGATACTTTAAGAAAATATATAACAGATTGTGTTGAACCTGATATTCAAACATATTGTTTAGTTCCTTTATTAAATAAGGCAAGTATAAATGCTAATACGGCTGGCGTGTTTAAAGGATTTTATAAAAAGGATAATATCGGGTGTTTTGGCGGCAAAGGAAAACACGCATTGTCTCGTATAAAAAAGCAAATACAACTGGATGTTCCTGTGTGGAATAATTTAAAATACAATTCATTTCCGTCAAATAAAGATATTAATATTTTAGTCGATGAATTGCCAAATAATATTGATGTTATGTATTTAGACCCCCCTTATAACCAACATCCGTATGGAAGTAATTATTTTATGCTAAATGTTATTGCAAACAATGAAGAACCTGTTGAAATATCTCGCGTGTCGGGAATACCTACAAATTGGAATAAATCCAATTATAATTCTCATAAAACGGCAACAGAGTCAATGAAACATTTGATTAAAAATGGTCTTTTAAAATCAAAATATTTATTAATTTCATATAACAACGAAGGAATTATACCCATAAACGAGTGGGAATCCATATTTAGTTCTTATAAAGTGAAAAAATATGAAATTGTATATAATACTTATAAAGGTAGTCGTAATTTAAATGATAGGAGTGACAAAGTTATAGAAATTATGTACTTAGTTTCGAATAATGTATGATTTCTTGATTTAATTCTTCACGAGTGGGTTGGGTAACCGATTTAATATAATCATGGAATACTTGATCTATAACACATTTACAAATAATAATAATCTCGTTTTTTGTCCAAACCGACGAACCATGGGGCATTTCATTATATTTATGCGCCTTTATAAATGCAGATACAACACATTTATTATTTTGTTTGCAAATATTAATTTTTGGAAGAATATTAGTTTTAATAGTCGCCTCCACAATATTTGGAGTTGTTGTATGTGTAATATTTATATAATGATTTGGTTTTCCATAATTCATCATATTAATACGTGTGGAAATAGTTTCTGAATTGTGAAAATCACAACCATTGCAAAACAATAAATATGGAAAAATATTGCCTGTAAACAACATTTCAGCAGCCCGAATGTTTTTCGCTGACCGTTCTATTGCATTACCCGTTGACTGTCTTTTTTTCCCCTGCATTAATAATTTATCATTTGTTCCTTGTGTTTTATCCTCGGTTAATAATAATGGAATTTTGTTTGACGAATTAAAAGGATTTAAATATAATATCCCTCCATCAGGTATCATTCCAACTTTTTTGTAATTTTCCAAAGGCATTATTTTTTCCCAACAAACAATTAATTCAAATAAAGATAAAGATTTTTCTAAAATCACAATTCCGTGATTTTTAAAAATATCTGATGTATATTTAAAAACCTCATTATTTAATGCATTTTGCAAAACCATTTCGGAACTACAACTGTTATCATTTAAACGATTTCCCCTTTTAATATGTTCCGTTAAATTTTTACTAAGGAAAGCCGACTTTGATTGTCTTTCATCTTTCGCTTGTTTTTTTTCTTCCTTATTTTGTATGTTTAATTTGTTATTCATTTTATAATATAGATATACAATACAATATATTTAATTCCAAATATCCAATTGAAAAAATAAATAATGATATTATTGAAATCATTTTTTTATAAAACATTCCGCTTTATACAAGCAATACGTTCCTTCAAATGTTTGTAAAAGACACGGAGGCGGAAATAGATGTGTGGAGGTACCGTAAAAAACCCCAATAAAATTGATTGGAATTATTTGTCCACAAATCCCTTCATTTTCACTAATGGTCGCAACGAGGCGCTTGCGCCGAGACAAGCCTCGCCAATTTGCTTCTTTTTTTATTTTGTTAGTTTGAATAAAAAAGAGGATGAATAAAATAAGGTCCATAAAACTTTTAAAAAGAAAAGAAAACAAAATAATCCCATTCGCTTTTCCTTGGTTTTTCTTTCTATTTTCATCGACCGAAAAATGTTCCAAAATATACTTTAAATGTACTGAAAATGTGCCTTTTTATGCGATGGATAATTTCGTTTATTTTTATTTGTTTTCCAACTGTAATACCGTCTTGGTGTATTGTGTTGGGGATATTTAACCAACCTTTTTTCATTTTGTTAGTTTGGACTTGCGCCGAGGAGACAAAAAGAATATTGCAATTTACTTTTTTTATAAAATTAATAATATCCATATATTTAACGAATGTGCGTTTTAAATGAGAAAAGGTGTAAATGTTTTATTTCGACCCTATTTATTCCTCTTTTATTTTTATCCAAACTAACAAAATGAAAAATAAAATGAAAAATAAAATGAAAAATAAAATGAAAAATAAAATGAAAAATAAAATGAAATTAAGGATTAAATATATTTTTATTTATTTTTATTTTTTTTCCAACCGCGTTACTGTCTTGGTTAATTGAGTTGCAGATATTTATCCAACTGTGATTTTCGTTTTTTTGGGGTAAAAAGTGCGGGGGGATTTTCGCTTTTCCTTGGTTTTTTTCTATTTTTAACGTTTGATAAATACAAAATGGGGTTGTTGTTATTTTAAACAAATCCCCAATTTTCCAACCGGTCCAAATGGCGAGGGTGAAACCGATTTTTCATCAAGTCTCTTTTAATGATACCACAACGTTCCGACATGGCTTGGTAATCATAAGTAAAGATGGCCGGATTGCCAGATAACCACATCCAATCAATTTGTTCCGGATTCTTTTCCAAAAGAGATATCGCATTTGGATTGCCAGATAACCACATCCAATCAATTTTATCCGGTTTTTTTTCCAACAGAGGAATCGCGTTTGGATTGCTAGACAATTGTCCCCAATTAATTTTATCCAGATTCTTTTCCAATAGGACGATTGCGTTTGGATTGGAAGATATGTTAAACCAATTAATTTTATCCGGATGCTTTTCCAAAAGATGTATCGCGTTTGGATTGAAAGATAAGAATATCCAATTAATTTTATCTGGATGCTTTTCCAAGAGATGTATCGCATTTGGATTCATTGATAAGTAATTCCAATTAATTTTATCTGGATACTTTTCCAACAAAGGTATTGCGTTTGGATTTTCAGATAACCAATTCCAATCAATTTTATGCGGATTTTTTTCCAAGAGATGTATCGCGTTTAGATTACTAGATAACCAATTCCAATCAATTTTATGCGGATTTTTTTCCAAGAGATGTATCGCGTTTGGATTGCCAGATAAACAATACCAACTCACGTCGGATAATTTATCCAGATTTTTTTCCAACAGGGCGATTGCGTTTGGATTGAAAGATAAGTACTCCAAATCTACTTTATCTATTGGTATCCAGTCTTGCAGTTTCATCATTTTTTAAATCTAATTATTATTAAACCCCATAATTATATTTCATTTTTTTGGATTTTCAAACAAACAAACTAACAAAGTTAATAAAACATCAAAAAATCTAATTACCTCTAAAATGACTTAAATATAACTAGTTAAATACAACTAGTTTAGGTAAGTTATGAACGAACAAGACAAAGTAAATGATAAAGACACGCTTTCGCTTCAAAATAAAGAAATGTATGCCTTTTACAAAACACACAACATTGACTTTGAACGAACCAATCTTTTATTATTTTCTGTGCTTAAACAAATTGTGCTTAATATCGACAAGTCGGTGAATTCTAATTTGGCGGAACAACTGTTAAAAAACATGACGTGTATGTCCGACAAAATCGACAACATGGACGGACATTTACAAAAATTCCAACAAACGCTAAACGATACGTTTTCCGTCAAGTTTTCTGATTTTCGCCAAGAATATATTCGTGACGTTACCGCGATTTTAAATACCAACACATTAGACCACGTGTCTCCACTAATTAAAGACGCTACTGCTTTTTTTGTGGATAAAACGGTTCATATTATTAGCGAAATGACCCCACACCACCAACAGCCCCTTATTGAAAATATTTCCTCCAAGTTTGATATTTTTCAATCCTTTATTGCAAGCGAAACTAACAAATTATTAAATTCGGTGAATGAAAAGGTTGGAGTAGAACAATTTTTGAACAATGTAAACACCAGCATGTCTCAAACACACAATAATATTAATAATATTATTATTTCTTCCGAGGCAAGAATGGAAACTAAAATGAACGACACGGACCGTAAATTAGACGACATTAAATCCATGTTTAATAATAATAACCAGTCTCAAATCACACTCCAAACAAATGTGACGGAAATGCTTAAAAAATTCGAAAAAGGAATCACCAAAGGAACTGTATCCGAATACATCACCATTAATATGTTGCGCAAAATGTATAACCAAGATGGCGCCAGCATTGAACACGTGGGGCTTTCCAAAGGAACTGGCGACATTATGTTTTCTCGAATCGACCGTCCCACTATTTTGATTGAAGTGAAAGACCACGATTCCGTCTCTGTACCCAAAACAGACGTACAAAAGTTCATTAATGATTGCAAAAATAATAAATGTTGCGGCATTATGCTAGCACAAAATCGGTCCATTACTCATAAAACAAACTATCAGATAGACGTGGATGGCGGAAACGTCTTGTTGTATGTGGGAAATGTTAATTTCGACGAAGAGAGAATTTCCACCGCCATTAGTATTGTGGAAACGTTTAAAATACAACTCGACAACTATACCGTTGGGCTAAACGAATATAGCATCGACCAAAACGTGCTTACACAAATCAATGTGGAATTTAATAATTACGTCAACCAAAAACACAATTTAACAAAGATGGTCAAGGATTTCAACAGCCAAATGACGGAATCCATCAACAAACTTCAAATACCTTCGCTAGAAACATATTTATCATCCAAGTTTGCCACCACCAACGGAAGTGCTTGCGACTCGAAATGCCCGTATTGCGAAAAACCAATCAACGCATCTTTAAAAATGCATCTTCGGTTTTGCAAAAATTATACGGGAACAACGCCAAATGCGACTAATAATAATGAAAATGCTATTGGAATAACCACTACTAAAACAAAAATTAAAAAAGAAAAATAAAAGGATGTGTATTAATTTTTATGATAACTAACAAATAACAAATAACAAATAACAAATAACAAATAACAAATAATGTTAATAATATTTGTTATTTTTTTAAAAAGGGTTTAAATATAATTATTAAGTAGTAACCATGAGAGGATTAAACCATTTGGCTAAATGGACTGATAAATGGACTAATTACAAAAATTTAAAAAATACAGAATTGGAAGAAGAACTAAAGACAAACCCGGTAGTTCATTTGAACGTTTTTTCCAGATGAAAATTGTGGCATTTGACTGAATTTTCGGTGTTTTAACCAACGCTGCATTTGACGCAATAATTTTCCCCAAGAATAATTCGGGTTGTATTTTGCTAAAAAAGACGCGGTCATTGCACCCGCAAATTTACCATTCAACCATGCTTCCGCACTAGTTTGATTATCTTTGCACCCGCTAAACATATACACGTTTCCAGGCGTTGGTATATTTTTATTATTTATAACAATTCCATTATTTGTGTTTTTACAGTTAAATCGCAAATCCAGAGCCGTTCCGCTATTACAACAATCCAAGATACATATTAACGTTACTCCAGGATTCATATATTGCTGAATAGTTTGTTTCAACACATCGTCTGATATGGATTCTAGTTCTACAGAGTAAATACACTCTTCCATACCATCTTTTTCGTCGCCGTTTTTATCCCGCAACTGCCCTCCATGTCCGCTATAATGTAACATTAACTGATCTCCTCTTTGACCGCTTTGCAAAAGCGTTTTAATGGATTCTAAAATAGTGGCTTTGGTTGGCTTTTTTAAAGACTCATCTGACAATAATGTAATGTTGTCATCCGAGTAATTACGTTTATTTTTCAAAAAATCACGCATTTGTTGGATATCGTTGATGCAACCGTTTAACGAATATTGCGTTCCGACATAATTAATACCAATCAACAAGGCGTGTTTATTGTTTGCTTGATAAATTTCTTGTTGTCTGCGTCTTCTTTGGATTTCTTGTTGTCTAAGTCTTCTTTGGATTGCTAGTTGTCTTTGAATTGCTAGTTGTCGTAGAATCCACTGACGTCGATTCATTTTATTATAAGCAATATTTTGTCGTTCCGTGGAATAATTAAAAAAATGAATATTATAATTCGTTATTATTTAGTTTAAAAGTTTAAAATGGATTTAGATAATTATTTAGAACAAAGGATGAAACTGCGAGACTGGATACCACTATATAAAATTAATTGGGATTGGTTATCTGCCAATCCAAACGCGATAGAACTCCTGGAGAAGCATCCAAATAAAATTAATTGGTGGAATTTATCTATGAATCCAAATGCAATTCCTCTGTTGGAAAAGTATCCTCATAAAATTGATTGGGAGTTGTTATCTGTCAATCCAAACGCAATACATTTTTTGGAAAAAAATCCGGACAAAATTAATTGGAGCCAATTATCTGCCAATCCAAATGCAATGCATTTGTTGGAAAAAAATCCGGACAAAATTAATTGGAGCCAATTATCTGCCAATCCAAATGCAATGCCTCTCTTGGAAAAAAATCCGGACAAAATTAATTGGGAGTTCTTATCAGCCAATCCAAATGCAATGCCTCTCTTGGAAAAAAATCCGGACAAAATTGATTGGTATTTCTTATCTGTCAATCCAAACGCGATACCTCTGTTGGAAAATAATATGGATAAAATTGATTGGTATTTCTTATCTGTCAATCCAAACGCGATACCTCTGTTGGAAAAGTATCCGGCTAAAATTAATTGGAATAGTTTATCTAAAAATCCAAACGCGATATCCCTTTTGGAAAAGCATTCGGGGGAAATTAATTGGATTTGGTTATTTATCAATCCATCCATTTTTACCTATGATTACCAAGCCATCGCGAAACGATGTGGTATCCTCAAAAAAGATTTGTTAAAAAATCGGTTTCATCCTCGCCATTTGGACCAGTTGGAAAATTGGGGGTTTATGTAGCCATAAAAAGATAAAAAGCGCGTAAAACGTATAAATAAATATTATAGTAAATATTAATTATGTCGGGAACCGCAGCAGCACTTAGACGAAATAACGCAAAATCATCCGTTCCTCCTCCACAAGTTCCAGGACGCGGCGGATCCGTTCCATCCATTCGAGGAGCAAACACTTTTCACCAACAACAACTTCTGCAACAACAAATGGTCGTACAACAACCAAACCAAATGCAACATAGACAAGTTCAACGTAATCCGCAACAACAATATCAATCACAACAACCACCGCCTAGTCAAAAACCAATGACTATTGATCGCGCCATTACTTTAATTACGTTGCGTTTAAGTCGAGTGGAAGTTGCCGTGCAAGAGTTTGAACAAGGAGAAGATAATGAACGTCGTCCTTTTATGAATGATGACTTGGCGCAAAATATTTTAACTAGACTAGATGCACTCGAGGAAAACGAATCAAATAAACCGCCTCTGACCTTGAACGATGCGGTCGGTTCCTCTGAAATTGTCTTGTTGAAACAGCAAATGGATGTTTTGAAGCAGTTTGTGACTAAATCATTAAAAACCACAAACGCCGCCACGTCTTCTTTAAAAACGGAAATAATGGATTTGCGAAAATCTCTTCAAATACTGGAACGAATGTGCGTCGATAATAATACACAACTTATGGTGTTAAATATGTGTTGTGCTACAGATGCAATGGGAGACGAGAGTGCAAAAAATATTGAAGATATTGATGAGGACGAGGACAAAAAGGACGAAGAACACACTATTGACGAAACCTTTGCATCTTCTTCTTTAGTATTTGTGGAAGACGAACCAGATGAACAAAACGAAGAGGAAGAAGAATAGAAATTTCTAAAAGGATATAAGTAACCATTTTAGTGGTATCCAGTTTTGATGTTTCTTTATTTTTTTGGTTTAACACTTGATTGCATAAAAAGGATAAAACTGTGGTACTGGGTACCATTATATAAAAATTTTACTATCTTTCTTTACTTTTGCGTTAATTCCACGTCTAATAAATAAAAAATAGTATTGGTATAATAATGCGTTCTTATCCTCGCAGCTTGAATAAATATTCTAATCCAAGAATAGCCCAAAAAAAGGCAATCACATATTTAGGAAAAAAGGCTAGATTATATCCAGCCACTCGCCGTCATAAAAAATATAAAATCTATAATCCAATTAATAAAACGTGGGTACATTTTGGGCAATTGGGATATGAAGATTTTACCAAACACAAAGATAAACAGCGCCGTAAAAATTATTTAACCCGAACTAAATCAATCCAGGGTGCTTGGAAAAATAATCCGTATTCTCCCAATAATCTCAGTCGCAAAATTTTATGGTAAATCAAAACATAAAAATCAAACTAATAAAATTAAAATGTCGGTTTCATCCTCGTAATATTTTGTTGTTTTATTGATAAAATATTATAATAAATAAATGGGTGCAAGCATTTTGCCAATTTGTATACACAAGGGGGAAATTTATTTTTTATTTGGAAAAGAACGAGAAAACGACGACACCCCAGGATGGAGTGATTTTGGCGGCGGAAACGAGTCGGGGGAGAGTTATCTCGATACTGCAACGAGAGAGGGGAGCGAGGAATTAACTGGTTTTTTAGGAGGGATTGCAAATATTCATAAATTGCTAAAAAAACATGGTACATTTCAGTTGGAATACCAAGCGGGGAAATATAAACCATATCGCGTATATATTTTCCCCATGGAATACGACGCAAAATTAACCGAGTACTACAACAACAACCAAAAATTTTTACAACAAAAATTAAAACCCAATATTATCGCGGATATGAAGATTTTTGAAAAAACCCAGATTCGCTGGATAGCCATGGATGAATTAAAACCCATGCGCAGTCAGTTTCGTGGATTTTATAAAAATGTAGTGGATTTAATCTTGACGGAAAAAAAAGAAATTTCTAAATTTGCACATAAATGTTTTAATAAACGGTGTCGCAATAAAACAATGAAAAAAACACGTCGATATAAAAAAATAAAATTTAATTGAGTTTTTTTAAAAATATGCATACATTTGTTGAAAAACACTTTTTTTTGTTTTATTATTGCTTCCTCCAGTGTATTTGTTTAACGTTTTGTTTAATTTTTTATCTATTGCTTGGTTAACGTGTGAATTTGTTATTTGTTGTATGCTTTTTGCCGAATTATCAAATGCTTGTTGTTGTCTTTGTTTTAAATCGGAAACGGAGGAGGCAACATTATTGGTTGCATTAGAAATTTCGTCCGTCATATTTGATACTTTTCCCAGTGTTTTTTGAAAAAGCCCAATCCCCGTCTCGGCAATATTCGCCATATTTCCTAGGGTCCGTGGAATACCAATAAACGGACCCGCCACATCTTCCGCCACATTAGCAATCAGAGACACCGAGTCACCGACCAATTTATTTATCGCGGGCTTGGCATCGTCCACGATTTCTACCAACCCCTCTTGTATTACCTTTTTTACACGAGGGTTTTTCAATACGGAAACGCCATATTCTAATGGTACCTCGATTACTTGGTTCATCGCCTCATTCATAATGGCGTTTTTTGCATTACTGTTGCTAATTAGTGGTGTATTGTTTATTGGTAGTGCATTGTTTATTGGCGCATTGCGGATTGGTGTTTTATTTCCTCCTAATTTATACTGTTTTCTCTTATACTTTTTTGTTTTAGACTTGGGTTTTTTTTTAAAATATGCACTTTGTGAATAACGTTTTTGCCCCATAATTTATTTTAATAGTTTATTTTAATTAACAATCATCTTTTTTTGTTTTTTTATTTTGTGTGAATTATTAACAAAATAAAAAGTTATTAA